CAGGTAGACTCGTTTTCAGCACAACCGCTAACGGCGCATCAGTCCCAACAGAACGTATGCGTATTACTGCTAATGGTAATATTGGCATTGGCACAACATCTCCATCAGCAAATCTTCATGTTGTTGGTAATGCAATAATTTCTACTGCTTTGACTGTTGGTACAATAAATGTTGCTCCTACAATTGGTGCAGCATTTGATAAAGCTAACGCTGCCAACGTTTTAGCATTCACTTCTGGCAATGAAGCTGAAGGCGCTTTCTTAAGAGGCAATGTGTCTTGGTTCCATGCAAATGCTGCCTTCTTCCAAGCCAATCAAGCATTCTCCAAAGCTAACGCAGCCAACGTTCTAGCATTTAATGCTTTACCTAAAACTGGCGGAACATTATCTGGCGGTCTCAGCCTTGGAACAACAGTTGTAGCTAATCCTTTCAATACAGGTTCTCATTTAACACTTTATGATGGCGCTGGAACTTCTAGATATGGTTTAAGTATATCAACAGGACAGTTAAATACTATAATCGGTACAGTATCTGGTGCAAGCGTTGTAAATGTAGCTAATGCTGAAATCACAAAAACAAATACGAGCGGATTCTTTGTATTTGGTAATCAAAGAAGTTATGCTGGATTGACAGAAATTACGTCTGTAACACCAACTTCAGGATCAGCCACAGTCACTATTTCTGGATTAGATTTGAGTATCTATAAAATGTTATTGGTTGAATGCCATGGTATTACTTCTACTAGTGTAACAGCACCAAATTATCCACACCTATTAATCGGCGGAAGCACAACAACTGATGTGCAATTTACATCAATTGTATTTACTGCCGGTTCGGATTATATAACAGCATTTTGTTATATCGACTTACTTACAGCTAAATATCACTCATCATCAGCAACAGTTACAGACAATACTAATTTCGGCACAGGTGGATCGGTATATTGTGGTGATACAGATATCACTGCGTCTGACACTTCAATTTCTATTTCATTTAGCGCCTCTACTTTTACTGCTTCTGGAACTATTAAATTATATGGAATATCTTAATGTCTAAAACAACTATTGTAGATATCAATACTGGTAAAATCACAACACAAGACTGGACTCAAGAAGAAATTGATGCCAGAAAAGAAAGATTTTTACCAGCACAATGGAAAAATTTACGTGAACACCGCAACAAACTCTTAATAGAGAGCGATAGTATGCTTCTTATAGATAGATGGAATTTACTTTCTGAATCTAAAAAACAAGAATGGTTAAATTATAGACAATCTCTAAGAGATTTGCCAGACGATATTACTGATCCTTTCAACGTAACTTGGCCAACAAAACCAGAGTAATAACAAATGGCAACTTTTGAAGAACTCTATATTGATCAAGGAACAGACTACTCTAAGAAGATAGTTCTTAGAGACGAGTCAACAAACTCACTGATCAATGTGTCGGGATATACTGTTCGCAGTCAAATGCGTAGATCATTCTATTCAACGAATGCGTCCGCAAATATCACTTGCACGATAACAGATGGAGCAAATGGAGAGATTACACTTTCACTTACTCCAAATGTTACATCAAACATTAAAGCTGGTAGATATATCTATGATGTTGAAACTGTAGATGCTAACAACATTACTACTCGTATTCGTGAAGGTATCATCAACATTTATCCAGAGATCACACGATAATGCCAGGCGCACATAGAGATACAGATAGCAGATTTTGTGGAGCAAAGACTAAAGCTGGTGGGCAAGGAACTGTAAGAGTAAACGGTCTTCTTTGGGCAGTAGAAGGCGATGTTGACACTCACTGCGATCAAGGATCATTAAGTGCAGTTTATGGCGCACTAAACGTTCGCATCGAAGGGAAACTCGTTATTTGTGCAATGGGAGACATGGCTGCTCCAGATAAGCTAGGTTGCTTCATCAAACATCCAACAGGTGCTACAAATCCAAAAGGACATTCAAACGATGTAATCGTATACGGAGGAGCTGCTGGCGGCGGTTCATGACTTGGTATTTCAATGAGATTGTTCGCTCAGGCAACTCACAGGCAAGAATCAAGAACTATTATCCAGACACAGGGTTAATAGTTCTTTATGATATAAAGGGAGTCATAGAAGCTGGCTCAACCATTGTTGGTGATGAATCTGGAACAACAACAACTTTAACGAATTTTGTTATTGCAAGAGAGTTTGATTTAGGATATGAACCAGATTATTGGGACTATATACTAGAGAATGGAATTTATGACGATAGTGGCGACTTCATTGCCCTTGATGCTCACTTCACAGGCAAACCAAGTCAAGATTATCAGACAACTTATTGGATTGTATTAGGTTAATGGCAGTAGCAATTTCAAATTTAACGGCTTATTGGGCAACATCAGCCAGCAGTGTGAATACTGCTATCAAAATGAATGCCAATGATGTTGTATCAGCGGCAAATTCTAAGTTACTAGATTTACAAGTCAATGATGTTTCTAAGTTTGTTGTATTTAAAAGCGGAAACACTGTTGCAAACGGAATTATAGTAGCAAATTCGTTTGTTACATCTGGCGGAATAAATCTCATCTCTGCTATTCAAACTATCAATGTTGGCAGTGGTGATATCGGTCCTGCCTTCTTTCAAGCCAATCAAGCGTTTTCTCAAGCTAATCAGGCTTTTGCTGCCGCCAACTCATCTTCTCCTCAATCAATTGGCGATGCGTTTGGTCAAGCCAACCTTGCGTTTGCCAAAGCCAATGCAGCTAATGTTCTAGCATTTAACACAGGTGCAGGCGCTAATGCATGGACTAATACTGTTTATGGCTTTATCAACACATACACTCAAACCGTAGGTACCGCTGGTAATGCTTATGCGAGAGAAGTTGGCACAGCAGGTAATGTTTATGCGAGAACAGTCGGTACAGCAGGTAACGTTTATGCAAGAGAAGTTGGCACTGCTGGAAATACATATACTCAGACTGTCGGCGCTGCATCAAATAGCTATGCAGACTCTCTATTTGCATCATCAGGCGGATCAGCAGGACAAGCATTTAATAAAGCTAACACTGCCAACATTACAGCCGATCAAGCATTTAATAGAGCTAACGCAGCCAACGTTCTAGCTTTTAACTCTGCCGCAGGGGCTAATGCATGGACTAATACTGTTTATGGATTCATCAATACATATACTCAAACAGTTGGTACTGCTGGAAATACTTATGCTCAGAGCGTTGGTGCAGCATCTAATCTACTAGTTGGTGCTGCTTTCTTTCAAGCTAATCAAGCCTTTGCTGTTGCTAATACTTCTGGCGCTGAAGCTGAAGGTGCCTTCTTCCAAGCTAATCAAGCATTTAATACTGCCAATACAGCGGCAGCAAACGCTTTAGGTGCGTTTACAAGATCAAATGTTGCATGGTTTCATGCTAATGCTGCCTTCTTCCAGGCAAATCAAGCTTTTGCTGAAGCCAACACTGCTGAAACATCAGCTTCGGCAGCATTCAATAAAGCTAATTCCGCCAATGTTCTAGCGTTCAATAGTGCTGCTGGTGCTAACGCATGGACCAATGCTGTTTATGGATTTACTAATACTTACATACAAACAGTAGGTGCTGCATCTAATCTATTAGTTGGCGCTGCTTACTCTCAAGCCAATCAAGCGTTCAACACCGCAAATACAGCGGCAGCAAACGCTCTAGGCGCTTTCTCTAGATCAAATATAACATTTACTCATGCCAATGCTGCTTTCTCACAAGCTAATCAAGCTTTTGCTGTTGCTAATACTGCTGGCGCTGAAGCTGAAGGTGCCTTCTTCCAAGCTAACCAGGCTTTTGCACTAGCCAATGCTGCTAACGTTCTTGCGTTCAATGCTTTGCCAAAAACTGGCGGCACTATAACTGGTAATGTTTCTATAGTTGGAAATCTTTTCATATCAGGCAATAGTCAGTTTCAAAATGTAACTACATTGTCTATTGGTGATCCACTAATCTATCTGGCCGCAAATAACTATTCTTCTGATATTGTAGATATCGGTTTTATTGCAAATTATGTAAACTCCACTGGTTCTAATGTTCATACGGGTCTATATCGTGAACATGAAAACAAGATGTATTACTTGTTCCAAGGATACGATAAAGAACCTGTTGATAATCATATTGGAGCGTTATCTAACAATATGACATTGGCTGTTCTTAACGCAGATTTGATCACATCAAATCTTGTATTAGGCGGCATAAACGCTATATCTTGGATATCAGGAGCATTTACAAGAGCTAACACTGCCAATATTACGGCCGATCAAGCATTTAATAGAGCTAACGCAGCCAACGTTCTAGCATTCAATAGTGCCGCTGGCGCCAATGCTTGGGTTAATACAGTTTATGGATTTACTAATACTTACATACAAACAGTTGGTACTGCATCTAATGTCTGGTCTAACACAATCGGTGTATATGCAAATGCTTATGCAAACGTTATTGGAACAAGATCAAATAACTATGCTCTATCTATTGTTGGTCCAGCATTCAATCAGGCCAATTCTGCTAATGTTCTAGCATTCAATAGTGCTGCTGGCGCCAATGCTTGGGTTAACACAGTATATGGATTTACTAACACATATACACAAACAGTAGGTGCAGCAAGTAATTCACTGGCGGTAGCGGCATTCTCTCAAGCTAATCAAGCTTTTGCACAAGCAAACACATCTTCTCCACAAACAGTTGCAGATGCTTTTGGACAAGCCAATCAAGCTTTTGCTCAAGCCAATGCTGCTAACGTTCTAGCATTTAACAGTGCTGCTGGTGCTAATGCGTGGGCTAATACAATTGGTGTAAATGCCAATGCTTACGCAAATGTTATTGGAACAAGATCAAATAACTATGCTCTATCTATTGTTGGTCCAGCTTTTAATAAAGCTAATGACGCTAATGTTTTAGCATTTAACTCTGCCGCTGGTGCTAATGCATGGACTAACACTGTTTATGGACTAAGTAATACGTTTACACATACTATTGGCGGCGCAGCTTTTGGTCAAGCCAACTTAGCTTTTGCTAGAGCCAATGGTAGTTTTAATCAGGCTAATCAAGCTTTTGCTTTAGCCAATGCCGCTAATGTTTTAGCATTTAATGCTTTACCTAAAACTGGTGGAACTGTTACAGGCGATCTTATTCTAACAGGCACCACTATTCTAATTAACAATTCGGCTGGCGCTGGTGGCACAGATGAAGGCGGTGAAATAAAACTTGCAAATCCTACATCAAATTCTATCCTTTCTGGTCCAATTGCTATTGACATTTATCAAAATAGGATTCGTTTCTTTGAAACAAATAGTCCTAATCGCGGAGCATTTATCAATCTAGCTTCTACTAGTGCTGGTGCTGCTACCGATCTTCTAGCGTCACCATCAGCAACAGATACAGTAGCTAGAAATTCGGCAGGTGCAGCATTTGATAAAGCTAACGCTGCCAACGTTCTGGCATTCAATGCTCTTCCAAATACAAACGGCGTAGTATTTAATGGAACTTTAACTGCGAGTGCAAATCTTTCAGCAGATAAAATAATATCGACAAACAACGGCAATGGTGAAAACTTCAGACTTGGTGATGATGCTTGGATCGGCGATACAAATATTGCTAATGCTTTTCGTATTAAAGGTCAACAAAACGCATCAATTGGTTACGTTATATTTGGACCAAACGACGGCAAACTTTTAGGTCGTGATGGTACAGGCCCCCTAACATATGACGGCAACAATGTTTGGCACGCTGGTAATGATGGAACGTCTTCGGGTTTAGATGCCGATCTGCTTGATGGTCAACAAGGTTCATATTACGCCATAGCTACTGATAGTGCTAATGCATTCAATAAAGCCAATGGTGCCAACGTTTTAGCATTCAATAGTGCTGCTGGTGCCAATGCTTGGGCTAACACAATAGGCATATATGCAAATGCTTATGCAAACGTTATTGGAACAAGATCGAATAACTTTGCTCTTTCTCTTGGAACTCAGTTTGATAGTATCAACACTTATGTTTTGAACACAGGTACTGCTGTTAATGCTTATGCAAACGTTATTGGAACAAGATCAAATAACTATGCTCTATCCATTGTTGGTCCAGCATTTGATAAAGCCAACTCAACGACATACACATCAAATGTAGTAATTTCTGTTACTGATAACACTAATGCGGCACTAAGAATTACTCAGACAGGTACTGGTGATGCAGTAAGAGTGGAAGACAGTGCAAATCCAGATAGCACTCCATTCGTCATTACGGCAACAGGTGATGTTGGTATTGGTGTAACATCTCCCGATACAAAACTCGCAGTTGTAGGTAGTGGTCAAGGACTCAATTTTAATACTGCCGATAATCTTGGCGCATCAATTCTTGTTGGTGATAGCGGAACAGCAGCTCAAAATGGTGGTTCAATTGTATTCTCTGCATTTTCTGAAGCATGGAAATTTGCTGCTATTAAATCACATGTTTTAAATGGCACATCAAATACAGTAGGCGACATTTCTATTCTTACTCGTCGTGTCACGACAGATTCAACATTAACAGAAACAGCGAGATTTACATTTACAGGTAACGTTGGTATAGGAACAAATAATCCGCAATACAAACTTGACGTTTCTGGCGCAGTAAATGCTTCGGCCTTTCTAATTAATGGTATTCCTGCTCTTCCAAATACATCTGGCATTTCTTTTAATGGAAATCTAAATTTTCCAAATGGTAATGTATCTATCGGTTCAACCACATCAGAAGGTCTTCTAACTCTTAGAGGTTATACTGGAGGCACTGTAGGTTCTGTTGTCGATAATTTTACAAAAACTCTTGTTATCGGTGGCGCTTATAATCAACCTTATAATTCAGGCAATACAGTACTACTTCACATATTAGACTATGATAATGATACTGGTTCTGATGTTTATCCTGTCTACATTGAAGATGAAAACAACATTGTTGACTTTTTCATAAACGCAGGAAATAACGGAACAATTAGCACGAAAAAAGTATATGTTGGAGGAAATTTAGGTATTGGCATTACATCTCCAACATCTAAGTTGCATGTTTCTGGCACAGCAAATATTACCTCTTCACTAGAAGTATTAGGATCAAACATAACATCTGCAATTGCAGCAGGCAACACGTTTACACATACTATTGGTGGCGCAGCATTTTTCCAAGCTAATCAAGCCTTCGCTGATGCTAATACTGCTGAAACATGGGCAGCAGGAGCCTTCTTAAGAGGTAACGTTGCATGGCTTCATGCCAATGCAGCATTTTTCCAAGCTAATCAAGCCTTCGCTGATGCTAATACTGCTGAAACATGGGCAGCAGGAGCCTTCTTAAGAGGTAACGTTGCATGGCTTCATGCCAATGCAGCATTCTTCCAAGCTAATCAAGCCTTCGCTGACGCTAATACTGCTGAAACATGGGCAGCAGGAGCCTTCTTAAGAGGTAACGTAGCGTTTAGTCAAGCAAATCAGGCATTTGCTGTTGCGAATGCGGCACTACCTTCTTCATCGTATACAGCAGCAGATGTTTTAAGCAAATTATTGACTGTTGATGGTACAGGATCATTATTAGATGCCGATCAGCTGGACGGTTGGCATCAGTCAGAACTTGGAGGAAAACAGTTAGCAGCCGCTTCTGTAGGAACAGGTACTACGGCAGATTATAGTTGGGTTACTGCAGGATCTATAAATTGGTCAGGGCCGGCACCTGTTCATCTTAGTGTTATGCTTAGAGGTCTGAGTCATGGCGCAGCAACTTCTCAGCCACTTAGGATTCAGTTTTCGGATGATAAGGGTGTAACGTTTACGACAGCAATAAACATTTCTCCGCCTGTTGCGGCTTCTACAGCATTAAACGGACACATACTTGTTTACAGACCATCTGCAACAACATCAACTAAAGTTATAGTATGGAATACAAGCCCACAAGATCGCTCTAGTTCAAATGTAGGAACATGGGAACTTCCAGGCGCTGGCGGCACGGCAGCATTGTCTAATGTTAGATTTGGTTTTGCTTCTGGTAATTTTGACGCAGGAACAGTTTATGTCTATGCTTATAGTTAAGGAATAAAAATGACAAAATACTTTCACACTGTAATTACATTAGATGGAGTTTTTGAAGTTCCTTTTACTCAAGAAGAAGCGACTGAAAGAGAATTACAAGAATTTCATGCTACTTGGGCAGGTCTAAGATTTGAAAGAGATCAGAAGCTACAAGAAACTGACGTTTTGGTCTTGCCTGATCGTTGGATGAGATATACTCCAGAAAAGCAACAGGCCATATCAGATTATCGACAAGCTCTCAGAGATTTGCCAGATACAGTAGAAGATCCATTCAATTTTACATGGCCAGAACCACCTAACATATAAATACTCTATAAAGAGGTAAAAAAATGGCTATACCAGCAAGCAGAGAACAACACAAAGATTGGTGCCTAAGACAATTGGGTCATCCAGTTATTCAGATCAACGTTGATGATGATCAAGTTGATGACTGTGTAGACATGTCTCTACAATACTTTCAAGATTTTCATTTTGATGGAGTAGAACGTTGGTATCTCAAGCATAAACTTACTGCCGAAAACATTACCAATCAATACATTCCAATCACAGAAAACATCATTGGTGTAAATAGAGTTTTTCCTGTAAGCACGACTAACGCCACGATCAATATGTTTGACTTGCGCTATCAGTTGCGCCTACATGAACTGTATGACTTTACATCCACATCATATGTCAACTATGTTTTGACAATGCAGCACATTCGCACACTGGACTTGCTATTTTCTGGTGAACAACCAATTCGTTTCAATCGTCATACCGACAAGCTATATTTGGACATGAACTGGGCAATGGTTCAGCCAGACGAGTGGCTAGTTATTGAAGGTTTCATAATAGTCGATCCTGACACATATACTGATGTGTGGAATGATAGAATGCTCAAGCGTCTGACAACTTCTTATATCAAGAGAGTTTGGGGCAACAATATGAAGAAGTTTGGTGGTATGCAGTTGCCTGGCGGTATTACTATGAACGGTCAGCAAATCTATGACGAAGCTGTTGCCGAAATTAAAGAAATAGAAGACTTAATCCGTAACACATACGAAGAACCACCTCAGTTTCTTCTTGGATAAGACATGGCAACCTCAAATTATTTCAACAATTTTAATCCAGCAACGACAAACGAAAATCTTTTACTAGAGGATTTGATTGTTGAATCTATTCAAATTATGGGACATGACGTTCAGTATCTTCCTAGAGAAGTATATGATTCTGCTGATGATGTATTAGGCGAGAGTGTCAATTCCAAATTTAGTCGTGCATACAGAATGGAAATGTATCTAGCCAACGTTGAAGGTTATGAAGGCGACGGCGACTTCTTCTCTAAGTTTGGTCTAGAAATTCGTGATACATCAAACTTTGTTATTTCTCGTAGAACGTTTGAAAGATATGTTCCAAAAACTATCGCTATCAGACCTCGCGAAGG